TTACAATTATTACAAACAGCAGCGTCAGGTTATGTAGAAGTAACTTTAAGCTCTGGTAATGTTAATTTAGATTTATCAGATGGATCTGCAACCGCGAATGGTAAGAATCTTTATATTAAAGTTACAGGAACTTTATCTGGTAATGCAAGTTTAACAATGCCTGCAACTACATCTGGTGGTAATGCAAACAGAGTATTTTTTGTAGAAGATGGAACTACTAGAGGTGGAGCTGGTGATAGTTACACAGTAACTTTATTGACTACAGGTCAAAGTGCAGGAACTCAAGTACCTCTTCCAGAGGGTGCAACAGCTTTAGTTTATTCTAGAGGTAGTGTTCCGGCAACAACATTAGGTATGTTACAAAAAGGAATGACTTCTGTAACTGCAGCAAGTAAAACTACATATACAGCAGTAGCTGGTGATCAAATTGTAGTAGACACAGTTGCTAACCCAGTTACAATTACACTACCAAGTTCACCTGCAGTCGGTGATGAAGTAACAATTATGGATGGTTCAGCATCAAATGGTTTTGCAACAAACAATTGTATTATAGATAGAGGCGGTTCTAATATAGAAGGTGTCGCTGCTAATGATACTCTTGCTACTAATAATCAATGTGTAACTCTTATTTATGCTAATGCCACAAAAGGTTGGCTATATAAATCAACAAATCAATAGGAGTAATTAATGCTTACGAAAATTAAGTTTGCTCCCGGAATAGACAAACAAGACACTGCTGTTGGAGCAGAGGGTCGTTGGGTTGATTCTGATAATGTTAGATTTAGATATGGACTACCAGAAAAAGTTGGTGGTTGGCAATCATTACTTACAGATACAATAGTAGGTGTAGCTAGAAAACAACACGCATTTGT